TAACAGTTATGAATATTATGGGTTCCAATATAGCGATACCTTAAACACCAATATGTCATACTTGGCACCACTTCCAAGTGGTTCAGTTCAAGTGGGCGCAGTATTTAATCTTGAAAATCTCGCTGCAACGGAATTATATGATGATACGGGTGCCGCAGTAGCTGTTGCAAGCTTCTTAACTACCCCATCAATTGTTGGTAGTCTTCGCTTCACCGTACCATTCCAAGGTGGATTTGATGGTGATAATCCTGCACGATACATCAACATGTATGATGCCATTACTAATAGTAATACACAAGGCTTTAATTTGTCCAGTGCAACATCTGCTGGCTCACGTGCATACAAGCAAGCGTTAGATTCAATCAGTAATCCTGACACCTATGATATTAATTTGTTAGTATTACCCGGTGTTGTCTATGAATTACATTCATATGTTGCTAACTACGCATTAAGTCTTTGCGAAGCACGTGGGGATTGCTTCTACATCATGGACTTAACACAAGCATCACAAACAATCACAGGCGCGGTCAATCAGGCAGCGTTGTTAGATACGAATTATGCAGCAGCATATTATCCATGGATTCGTGTCAAGGATACCAATACAGATAAATTAGTATTTGTTCCACCGTCCGTATCATTACCAGAAGTCTATGCCTACAACGATAACGTTGCCGCAGAATGGTTTGCACCAGCAGGGTTAAATCGTGGTGGAATTCCAGGTGCCGCAGGAGTTAAGACTCGGTTATCACAAGGTCAACGCGATGTATTGTATGAAGGTAAGGTCAATCCAATCGCACAATTCCCGGGACAAGGAATTTGCGTGTGGGGACAAAAAACATTACAACGCCGTTCATCAGCACTTGATCGTGTTAATGTACGCCGCTTATTAATCGCGGTTAAGAAATTCATTGCAAGTTCATCACGATTCCTTGTGTTCGAACAAAATGTTGAATCAACCCGTCGCCGTTTCTTGAATATCGTTAACCCATATTTAGCAAATGTCCAAGAACGTTCGGGTCTATATGCGTTCCGTGTCATTATGGATGAAACTAATAATACACCAGATGTTATTGACCGCAATATCTTGGTTGGTCAATTGTATCTCCAACCAACAAAGACCGCTGAATTTATTAAGCTTGAATTCAATGTTCTCCCAACGGGCGCAGTATTCCCCGGAGCATAATAAGTTATATTTTTCCAATACCGACTATTTATAGTTAAATCTGTTAGGAGATACAAATGGCAAATAATATCGTAGCCGAAAATGAAATATTTTTTACGGCTTTTGAACCAAAAGTTAAAAATCGTTATTTACTTTTGATTGAAGGCATTCCAGCATACATTGTCAAGAAGACCAAGCGTCCTGTTCTTGAACAAGAACCCATCAAGCTTCCACATATCAATACCATTCGTTATGTTAAGGGTATGACCAAGTGGAGTACAATGGATATGACCTTGTATGACCCTATTGTACCATCGGGCGCACAAGCCGTAATGGAATGGGTGCGTCTACATCATGAATCTGTTACGGGTCGTGATGGGTATGCTGAATTTTACAAAAAGGATTTAACTCTTCAAGTGCTCGGACCAGTTGGTGATAAGGTTGAAGAATGGATTTTGAAGGGATGCCAAATTACCAAGGCAGATTTCGGTGAATTAGAATGGTCAGATACATCGGATGCAGTCAATATTGAATTGACGATTCAACCTGATTATTGTGTATTGAACTACTAATCTGGCAGTCAAAATAGAAGGTGTTGTCCCACTGTCATATACTTATATAAGAGTATAATCGGGCGGTGGGACACTTCTTTTTAGGTATATACTATGGCAGAACTTACACCCTTAAGTGTTGGGCAAGGCGAAACATTTAAAATTTTAGTAACTCTTATTGAAAATGACCAAAGTGCTCCAGTGAACCTAACCGGCTATAGTATCTCTGGTCAGGTACGAGAAAATTATACCACGGACGAACTCGCCGGACAATTTATTATTACCAAGATGGTACCATACACATCAGGAAGCTTTATGGTGGAATTGGATGCTGTCCAAACACTTGCGATGACAGAACGGAAATATGTATATGATATTATTGCCAGTAGCGGTTCTGCCGCTGACAATACCCGTAGGTTATTAGAAGGACCGTTTACTATACGCCCTGCGGTGACGAGATAATGAATGAGTAATATTAAGTTGGATATCCCTAATATAACTGTTGTTATAGATAAAGGTGATTCGTATAATGTCGTAGTTGATCAATCTAATATTGCACCCCGTGTTGGTACGGGGTCATTTATCACGGTTGCTGACACCGCCCTCACCGCCTCATATGCATTGCGAGTTAGTGGGTCAATGGACAGTGCGGTATCTGCATCCTACGCACAAACTGCAAGTTACGCACTCAATGCAGGGTCTGGCACAACCGGACCCACAGGACCACAAGGTACCACCGGTGCAACGGGTATACAAGGCATCACTGGACCAACCGGACCACAAGGTATCACTGGACCAACTGGACCACAAGGTATCACTGGTCCAACCGGTATACAAGGCACAACCGGTCCAACCGGTATACAAGGCATCACCGGACCAACAGGCTCGCAAGGTACCACCGGACCAACAGGACCGCAAGGTATTGACGGTGTTACTGGTGCTACTGGTATACAAGGCATCACTGGTCCAACAGGCTCGCAAGGTACCACCGGACCAACCGGTATACAAGGCACAACCGGTCCAACAGGACCACAAGGTGTTACGGGTTCCACAGGACCACAAGGCATCACTGGTCCAACAGGACTACAAGGCATCACGGGTTCCACAGGACCACAAGGTATTGACGGTGTTACTGGTGCTACTGGTATACAAGGCATCACGGGACCAACCGGTATACAAGGCATCACTGGACCAACTGGACCACAAGGTATTGTCGGTGTTACTGGTGCTACTGGTATACAAGGCACAACCGGACCAACAGGACCACAAGGTGTTACGGGTTCTACAGGACCAATGCCTGCTGGTGCAATCAGTAGTTCTACTCAATTCAATGCGTTATCAGGAACCACCGCATCATATGCAACCACTGCATCCTACGCACTTAATATATCGGGAAGCACCGGTACAGGATTCCCCTTTAGTGGGTCAGCCGTTATCACGGGGTCACTCTATGTAAGTGGTAGTGGTGTATCTGGTAGTCTAACAGGTAAAATTTCAGCGTCTAATGTTAATGTGGGCATGCCAACATCAAATAATTGGCAATCCAGTTTAAACGGGTCATACTTTAATAATTTTACTCCACAAACAGATATTTCTGAAATATTGCGTTTCGTAGCAGGATTATTATCATCCTCCGCGCCCGACGCCGCACCAAATACAAAAACTTATAGCACCTATACGTCAAATACAGGCGGCACTGGTACAGGCACAGCACTGACCGGTAGAATTCCTAGTGCAAGTAGTAATGCAACGATTAATTATTTAAATACGAAAGGATTCGCTACCAGCGGTAGTGCAATATTTTCTGGTATTACACCAATCTATAATGCAAATTATACGTATACCTATACGTCAGTATCTGCAGGATCTACAACGGTATCTTCCTCGGTAGATACACAACTCTTTGGAGTGGGTCCATTGTTATCGGGTACACCCACGGATTTCAGTGTGTCTGGGTCATTTACATTTAGATTTAAAAATAACAGTGCAAAAACAGATACGGATACATCAAGTTCTGGACAAATTATTACCCAAACAGGCGCAGGAACTACTAACGGGGTTTCACTTGCGAAAATCAATACCGCCAATCCGGCAGTTATTCCGGCAGCATATCAGGATGGAAAATACGCAACCGTATTTTCTCCATATCTATACAGTGGGTCGGCAAGTGGCGTAAGTGCAAGTGGATATTATCATATTTCTGCTTCTATTGCAATTGCTAGTAGTTCAGGAAATTATAGCACTCCTATCGCAAGTAATGTGGAAATATTCTGGGCACCCACAACAACTATTAGTACCAATATACCTACACAAACTCCAGCAACTGGCAGCACTACGATTACGGCATTAACTGCCACCTCACGATCATTGAGTGGTGCTCCATACTTAAGTGGATCCACGTACGGAATTTCAAGCTCGGTTACAGGAGTATTTAATCCGCTGTATTATGCCAGTACTATTGCTACGGTTACTGCTACAACGGTAACCAATACCAGTGGTATTATATCCGTTGCAATGTCCGCTGGTACACCCAGTACAATTTCTACGGTGAACGCGGTGTTTGATTCCACAGGAACAACTGCCCGTGCATCGTCAACGATTCCAAAAGAAGATGATATTATCAAATTAGGCGGGGCATACGTCTTTGCGCCCGGCGCAACAAACAATGTAAGCCAAATCGGTACGGGATCATCTACGTTTACCTTTACGGTAAATGGATATAATTATAACGGTAGTGCCACGGCAAAAAGTAGCACCGTTAGTTTCCACACCGCCGGCGCATTTGGACAGCCAGCCGCCAGTGGGGGTCTTGCCTATTATGGGGCGGGACAATCCACAGACACATCTACTGCACTAGTAGAATCATTTGTTGGGGAAGCCTATCGCATTCAAGCAACGGATGCAGTACTAACATTTAGTGGTAGTGCATGGAATACCTCATCGGCATTTTATACCTTGGGCAATACCGACTTACAAGTAAAACCCGGATATGTAGTCAAGCCCGGCGGCACCTATGGATATTGGTTAACCAATCCAAGTAGTACCAGCGATTACAAATATTATATTCGTAAGTTTACTACGTCTGGTACCAAAACCGCAATGACCATAACAGCAGGACAAGTATTATCCGATTGGCAAACTTCAGGAAGTAATTCTGTTGCCGCATTGGTATTATTTGAATCGTCTGTAAGTGGTAGCACCGCCAGTGGTACTCCATTAACCACTGCACGATTCTATGATCCAACAAAAACCATATCAAACTTTGTTGGAAATTTAACAGCAAATACCGATGGGCAAAATCCCTTTGGTTCAACCATCGCGTTGTATGGTAACACTGGTGGTAGTTTGGCAAGTACTACTTATACAATGCCGGTGAGAAACGCCGATGGTATTTATGTGGAATCGGCATATAATGAAGTGTATGTGATTGTCCGATACAAGGGAGATCCAACCCCCGTATCCAGTATAACCATTGCTTTTAGTTAGGAAATATAATGCCAATAGATAATTCCAAAAAATCATCACGACTTTTACAAAGTAGACGGTATACGCATGATGGGTATACGGATGGACAAGAAGCATTTACATCCGTACTGGATATTAATGCGGCTGAAGTGTATACGGATCAAAATTTAATTCCATCAAGCAGTTTACCATTTAGCGGAAGTGGACAGAGTGGCACAACATATTCTGTTAATGGGCAATCCGTATTAAAATATTATTATCGTCAAACCATGACCAAATCCAACCTCAATAATGAGGTATGGTTTGTAGTAGATCCTTCGGGGTCAAGTGCTGGTATCGGTGCTCAATTAATTGACGCTAATCAAAAAACAAGCTTTATTTCACCAAAATATTCAGTACCGGCGTTAGCAAACGCCACTACAGAAGATAGTCCTCCTGGATATTTGGCGCGAGTATTCATAACTACTACTGGGTCAGGCGTTGTATCAGCGGACCAAGTATCCACTAACAATTATTCATTTGATTATAAGACGGGCGTTCTACAGTTTAGTTCTTCTGGTGTTGCCCCGTCAAATTCACAATATGTGTCTATTACGGCAAACCAGTATGTTGGCAGAACCGTAGCTACCAATGTCCCATCAGCAAGTATTGCGGTCAGTGCATCCTATGCAACCACGGCAAGTTACGCGGCAAATGCAGCAAGTGTACCCGCAGGAACGGTATCGGCATCAAGTCAAATTAATGTCAAAAATACGACAGGAATTGCTACCCTTGCTACCACAGGGTCCAATACCTTTACGGGTAATCAAATTATTTCTGGTACAGTATCGTCATCAGCGTTTATTGTTGATGGGGGGTTAACAACCCAATTTCTCAAAGCCGATGGCACAGTAGATAATAGTGTCTATATTACAGCGGATGGAGTACCGTCACTACCAGCGTATACTGTATCCAGTTCTACCCAAATTGTAGAATCATTACCTGATGGCACGGTATCCAGTTCGGGGCAAGTAGTAACATATGTTAGTGGTTCTACTATCGTTCCCAATCGTGTACAATCCAACGAATATAAATTAATCGCAGGAGCTGTATCCTTAATCTTTACAGGATCGATTACATCGGGCATTTTCGGGGCAACCGAATATGTAATGCCGTTCATCCCCACTGGCAGCTTCTGTGCCGCAACGGTTGAGTATGTTGCCTCCCGTGCTGGTGGCCTTCGTGTAGGCGTTATTTTGGCAGGATGGAGTGGTAGCAATACGACAGTTACAGACATATCCAGTACGGACGTTGGAGATACCTCGGATATACGGTTTTCATTGGTCCAAAGTGGGGGTTATATTAAACTACGAGCAGAGAGTGTAGGTAGCGGATCATACCCATGGACAGTGCAGAGTTTGTTTAAACTATTCCCCATTTTACCTTAATATCTAACTATTTATATATTGACCCCCTTGTATTTTTTGGAGAT